ACTCCGGCGATTACGTTCCCGGCTACGCAAATTCCGAACAACCTGCCAAACGTCCTTGATGACTACGAAGAAGGCTCGCTGACGCCGACCGACCAGTCTGGCGCAGGGCTGACGTTTACGTCGGCTTTGGGGCGTTACACAAAGGTTGGCCGCTTGGTGACGTTCTCAATGACGGTGGCGTATCCCGTTACGGCAAACGCAAGCGCCGCGATTATTTCGCGCCCGCCGTTTATTAACGCTGAAGAGTCGCCCGTAACGCTGATGACGGACGTTGGATCGGCGTTGCAAGGCTACGTTATCTCAACCGGCATTAACTTGTTCCCGGTTGGCTCGTTTACGCCCACCACCAACGCCACGCTGTCCGGCAAAGTGCTGTACATCAGTGGCGTTTACATGACCACTTCATAATTGTTGCGCGAACACAACTTGTAAGTTAAAGTTTAACCGTACTGGTGCGTTTCACCAGGTTTCCGTAAGGAAGGTTATGTCGGACGAAAATGTAGTCCCTGAAGTCGTAGCGGAGGTTTCCGCGCCGGAACCGGTGGTCACGGCTACCCCGGAACCCGAAGTCGTTGCAGAAACGCAACAGCCGGAGGAAAAGCCAGCCAAATCGTTCTCTCAAGAAGAGTTGGACGCGATGGTCGGCAAGAGGCTTGCACGGGAACGTCGCAAGTGGGAAAGGGAGCAGGCGCTAAAGGCCACGCCGTCACAGGCTGAAGCCGCTGCCCTGCCAAGCAGAGACGAGGACCCGGACGCATACGCAGAGGCTTTGGCCGAGCGTAAGGCTACCGAACTCCTCGCCCGACGTGAGGCAGAGCGGGAGCAAATGGCTCTTCTAGAGGCTTATCACGACCGCGAAGAAGCAGCGCGTGACCGTTACGATGACTTTGAACAAGTCGCGTACAACAACGCTCTGCCCATTACGACCGTGATGGCTCAGACGATTCAGGCTTCGGAATTAGGACCCGATATTGCATATCACTTGGGTTCTAACCCCCGCGAGGCTGAACGTATTTCCCGCCTGTCGCCGTACTTGCAGGCAAAGGAGATCGGGAAGATTGAGGCCAAGTTGGCCGACAGTCCCGCCCCGGTCAAAAAGACAACCAGTGCGCCCCCGCCGATTAAGCCTGTCACGGCTAAAGGCGCTGGCACTCCGGTCTACGACACGACAGACCCACGGTCAATTTCGGCCATGAGCGCGTCAGAGTGGATCGAGCGCGAGCGTCAGCGACAGATTAAACAGTGGGAAGCGCGTCGTAACCGCTAACTTCTTTTAGAGGACATTTAAAGTGGCTAATACACTTCTTACTATCGACATGATCACGCGGAAAGCGTTGGAGATTCTTGAAAACAATCTCGTACTGACCCGCAATGTGAACCGCCAGTACGACGATTCGTATGCCGTCGAAGGCGCCAAGATCGGCACCACGCTGCGTATCCGTCTGCCGGACCGCGCTCTCGTGACCGACGGTGCTGCCCTTCAGGTGCAGGACGACAACGAGCAGTTCACCACGTTGACCGTTGCTTCGCAGAAGCACATCGGCGTGAACTTTACGACTGCCGAAATGACCATGCAGTTGGACGACTTTGCCGAGCGCGTGCTGAAGCCGCGTATCAGCCAGTTGGCCGCCAGCATCGACGCCGACGTTGCTAACTCGTTCCTGAACATGTATCAGGCGGTTGGCACCCCCGGCACGACCCCAAGCAGCACCGCTGTTCTTCTTGCTGCCCAGCAGAAGTTGAACGAGTCGGCTGCCGTGATGTCGCCCCGTTATGTCACCGTGAACCCGGCTGCGAACGCCGCGCTCATCGAGGGCATGAAGGGGTTGTTTAACCCGGTCAGCACGATCTCGTCGCAGTTCAAGAACGGCATGTTTGGCGAAGGCATCCTTGGGTTTGAAGAACTCAACATGTCGCAGTCGATCAAGCAGTTCACGACTGGCAGCCGCTCGGGCGCTCACACGGTCACGACCACTGTGACGGCCCAGGGTACTGCGGCTATTGCCATCACTGGCACCGGCACGCAGACCATCAAGAAGGGCGACGTGTTCACGATTGCGAACGTCTACGCGGTGAACCCGCAGACCCGCGAATCGACTGGCTCGCTCCAGCAGTTCGTCTGCACGAAGGACGTTGCGGCGACCGGCGGTGCGTATGCCTCGGTTGAGATCAGCCCGGCGATCTACACCTCGTCGAACGCTCTTGCAACCGTTGACTCGTTCCCGCAATCTGGCGCTGCTATCACCTTCTTGGGTGGTGCTTCGACCCAGTATCCGCAGAACCTCGTGTACCACAAGGACGCGATTGCGTTTGCCACGGCTGACCTCCTGCTTCCGCAGGGCGTTGACATGGCTTCGCGTCAGGTCCACAACGGTGTGTCCATGCGCGTTGTCCGTCAGTACGACATCAACAACGACCGTATGCCGTGCCGTATCGACGTGCTGTATGGCTACTCGGTGATTCGCCCGCAGATGGGCGTGCGTCTCTGGGGCTAACCCTTAACTTAATTCACGGAGTAATTCAAAATGGCACTTCCTAATGGCGCTGGTGGTTATCAGGTTACAGACGGCAACGTCGGCGAACCGATCCTGTTTGTACAGGGCGCTCCGACGGCTCTGACTGCGGCTGCTACGGCAACTGCTGCTCAGTTGGCTAATGGCCTGTTCACCTTCAATGGCACGGCTGGCGACTTGACGCTGCCGACGGTTGCTGACCTTGAAGTCTACGTTTCATCTGCCTCAAAGGTAGACGCTGCGTTTGACTTCTTTGTCATCAACATCGACGCGGGTACGGATGACGTAACCGTGGCGATTGGCACGGGCTGGACGCTGGTTGGCGCTGGTCAGGTTGATAACGGTACTTCGGGTCACTTCCGCGCTCGCAAAACGGGCGACGGTACGTGGACCTGCTACCGCATTTCGTAATGGCAACGCCCCCGGCAGAGCGATCTGTCGGGGGTATTACCTAAAGGGGTATTTCTATGCCTAATACACAGGCGATTGGCGTTGCCTTTTCGGACCAAGCGATTATCAACGGAAGCCTTGATTCCGCGACCCTTGTTAACTCTAACGTGCGTAGCGGTTTTACCGGCGCACAACAGGGTGCGACGATTGCGGTAGCCACGGGTAACAATGACGTTTATGTCGTTGCCCCTGCTGCCGGAACGTTGAACGCGGCGTGGTTTTCAGGCGTTGATGCGCTGACGGCGAGCGACAGCAACTACATTACGTTCTCAATTACCAACCTTGCAACGACCGGCTCCGGCACGACGGCAATGCTCGCGGCAACTGACGCGAACACGACCAAGGCCACGGGCGGCACTGGGCTTTCAGCAAACGCACGTCGAGTGCTGACGCTAAACGGCACGGCAGCGAATCTCGTTGTGGCGGCGGGCGACCGTCTCCGCATCCGAGCCGCTGTTACGGGTACGCTGGCGAACACCGTCACGTTCCCCGTTTATAGCCTGCAATTCACTGTTGCCTAATATGCCGAATATCTACCTTCGTCATCACAAGCACGGCGAGAAAGTAGCAATCTCGGTGCTGGAAGCGCGGGAAGATATGGAGCATGGGTGGGAGGAGTTTGACCCCTCTGACCCGGATGATTCAGAATCCCCGGTGTCGGCAAACTTGTCGGCATCGGGGACTTCTGATAACGCATTAAGGGCGCGACGACGACGCCGGGAGTAATACATGGCAACCACCGCTGCTGACCAGATCAACGGTGCGCTGCGTCTGATCGGGCAATTAGCAGAAGGTGAAGTGCCTTCGGCAGCCACGTCTCAAGACGCCCTCGCTGCTCTAAACCAGATGCTTGACTCTTGGAGTACGGAGCGTCTGGCGGTCTTCTCGACTCAAGATCAAGTCTACAACTGGTTGCCTACCGTCCGTAACATTACGATGGGACCGACCGGCACGTTTGTGGCCGAGCGTCCGATTCTAATGGACGACGCTACCTACTTCCGTGACCCATCGACCAACGTGTCGTATGGCATCAAACTGATCAACAACGAGCAGTACAACAATATTGCCGTTAAAACAGTGACCTCGACTTATCCACAGTTGATGTGGGTCAATATGACCTACCCGGACGTGGAGATTTACATTTACCCAGTACCGACCAAGATACTGGAGTTCCACTTTGTGTCGGTGCGTCCGCTGGCTCAACCGGCCACGTTGGACACCACCCTTGCGTTTCCGCCTGGATACCTGCGTGCGTTCCGCTTTTGCTTGGCCTGTGAACTTGCAGCCGAGTTCGGTGTTGAGCCGTCTCCGCAAGTGCAACGCATTGCAATGACCAGCAAGCGCGATCTGAAGCGCATCAACAACCCGGATGACTTGATGGCAATGCCAGCGGCGCTCATCGTCAATCGTCCGCGCTTTAACATCTTCACGGGCAACTTCTAATGAAGACGCCGATCCTCGGGTCGTCGTACGTCATCCGGTCGGTCAATGCTGCCGACAACCGGATGGTGAACCTTTATCCAGAGGTAGTGCCAGAAGGCGGCAAAGAACCCGCTTATCTGCAACGCTGCCCCGGTTTAACTTTAAAAACAGACCTAGGCGAAGGCCCGATTAGAGGGCTGTGGTCGTTAGGCAATTACCTGTACGTCGTTTCTGGTGATAAGTTTTATCGCCTTGACTCTAGTTTTGAAACCGAAGGGTTTTTGTTACTAGAAGATGGGTTTGAAATTTTGTTAGAAGATGACGGCGGTATTCTTCTTGAAGATGCTGGCGTCAATTACATTGGCGAAGTTTCTGGCACTGGCCCCGTGTCAATGACAGACAACGGCACGCAAATCTTTATTGCCGCCAATCCTGACGGATATATTTACAACTCAGTAACCGAAGTATTTGCCCAGATTACTGACCCGGATTTTCCCGGCGCGGTTACTGTGGGCTACCTTGACGGTTACTTTGTGTTCAACGAACCGAACTCGCAAAGAGTGTGGGTGACACAACTGCTTGATGGTTTGTCTATTGACCCCTTGGATTTTGCGAGCGCGGAGGGTTCACCAGACGGGTTAGTTTCCCTCATCATTGACCATCGAGAAGCGTGGCTGTTCGGCACAAACTCGGTGGAGGTCTGGTACAACTCGGGCGACCCTGACTTCCCCCTCACCCGCATCCAAGGCGCTTACAACGAGATCGGTTGTATTGCCCCCTACTCGGTAGCCAAGATGGATAACTCTGTCTTTTGGCTAGGCGCAGACGCTCGCGGTCAGGGCATCGTCTATCGGGCCAATGGCTACCAAGGCGTGCGTGTATCTACCCATGCCGTTGAGTTTGCCATTCAAGGCTATAGCAATTTGGCTGATGCTGTGGGCTACACCTACCAGCAAGACGGCCATACGTTTTATGTGCTGAACTTTACGGATGCCGATACGACTTGGGTGTTTGACGCCGCTACGGGCGCATGGCACGAACGCGCAGGGTTCCGTAACGGTGACTTCAAGCGTCATCGCGCAAACAACCACGCTCGCTTTAACGGCGTGCCGATTGTGGGTGATTACCAGAACGGTAAGTTGTACGAGTTTGACTTAGACGTATACGCCGATGACGGGCAAACACAGAAGTGGCTGCGCCGCTGGCGCGCGTTGCCGACTGGCGCTAATGACCTGAAGCGTACCGCGCACCATTCGCTCCAGATTGACTGCGAGACGGGCGTTGGCTTGTCTGGATATGCCTTTACCGACACGCAGTACCTTGGTACTGAGTTGCTGCAAATCCTGCAAACGGAAGCCGGTCAAGACATTATTCTGGACGTTAACGCAACGACTGGCGCTGACCCGCAGTTGATGCTGCGTTGGTCGGATGACGGTGGTCATACGTGGAACGGAGAACGGCAGACTTCTATGGGTCGCGTCGGGCAATACGGCACTCGCGCCATATTCCGCCGTCTTGGCATGACGCTAAAACTGCGTGACCGTGTGTACGAGGTTAGCGGCACCGATCCGGTCAAGGTCGCCATCATGGGCGCCGAACTACAGATTAGTCCGACGGCATCGTAATGGCACAGAACATCACGCAAATCCCTGCCCCGCGTGTTCCGTTCCTTGATGAACGGACGGGCTTGGTTTCGCGTGAATGGTTCCGCTTTCTTAACAATCAGTACCAACTGACAGGTGGCGGCACTACGTCTACCTCTATTGCCGACCTTGAGATTACGCCATCGCTGTCGTCTAACACCGAAGATGAAATAGCGGTTCTGCAACAAGAGATTGAGGACATTCAAAAGCAACCTCCGCTTGCCGAGGTTGTAGCCGCCAAAGTCTTTACTGTTAACTACGGCTCGTTTTATTCGACGCAAACGCAAGTTGCCGCCGCAATAAATACCGCTTACGCGATGACGTTTAACAGCACGTCAAGCCAGTACGGCGTTTATGTTGATCCGGCAAATAACACTCACATTAAGGTAGGCAGGCCCGCTATCTACAACATGCAGTTTTCCATTCAGTTGGATAAAACCTCTGGTGGCGTGGCGCTTTTCTACGTGTGGCCGAGAGTTAACGGCGTTGATATTCCAGATTCGGCATCTCAAGTCCGTATTCAAGGCAACAACGGCGAAGTATTTGTCGCCGCAAATATATTTGTCCCCATGTCAAACGGCGATTATTTGCAGTTAATGTGGGCAACCGACAGCACTACCGTGCAACTTTTGGCCG